GGTGCCGTCGATCGTGACCCCGATCAGGGTGATGGGCCGGATGTGCGACAGCGCGAGGATCGAGGTCCCATCGCCTCGGAGGACGTCGCGCTCGTAGCGGGGCACGAACGCCACGCCGCAGGCGTCCTCGATGCGGTTGGCGATCGAGTCGCGCACGCGCCGGATGAGGTGCAGCGGGACGGTCGTCGTGTTGTCCAGGCCCGACTCTTCGCGGAGTTCGGTGATCGAGACGAGGTGCGCCCCGACGACCTCGAGCTCGGTGACGTACGACTGCGCGAGGGACCCCGCAGTACCGCCCCAGGTGACCTTCAGGCGGTCCAACTGCGAGGTGTGGGTGGTCGTGAGGGCTGCGCTGTAGACGCCGTCTGAGACCGACGAGGCGGTCACCGTGAGAGCGGAGAGGGACGTACCGTCCTCGCGCGACACCGCGGCCGTCGGCGTGGACGCCGTGTCGGTCGGGGTCTCACCGTCCGCGCCGACGAACGTCGGGGAGAGGACGGAGAGCGCGGTGTTGCGGAGGACGCGCACGATTCAGGCCCGCTTCGCGACGCGCGTGACGGAGCGGCGCTCACCGGGTGCGGCGGTTGCCTGCTCGACCGAGGACGGCTTGACGGCCGACTCGATCGACTCGAACAGGTGCTCGCGCCCCTTGACGATCGGGTCGTTGTCGTCGACCAGGTCGCCACGCACGACGACGAGGTTCGACGTGGTGAAGAACGTCTCCTTGGCTCGCAGCATGGCGAGGGCCTCCTAGGGCGTAGGGGTGGAGGGGGCCGCGCTGCTCGGCCCCCTCCGGGGGGATCAGGACGATGCGGTGGCGATGCCGTCCCAGGTGGCGCCGTCGCACCAGACGATCGCCGACTCGTTCTGCGTGGGGGTGCAGATCGTGCCGACGCCGTCCTTGATGGTCAGGACCTCGGCGGCGTCCGCCTTGTTGGCGATGTAGAGCACAAGGCCGGCGTTCGCAGCGGCGACGGTCGGGAGCGTCAAATCGCGAGCGGAGCCGCCCGGATCGAACGACCAGATCTGCGCCTCGCGGATCTCGGCGTTGGTGAGCGTGCGGTTGCCCGTGAGGGTCTCGGCCGCAGCGACGGCCAGGGGGTGAGCCACGTCGGCTCCTTTCGATGATGAGGGGGTGGGGTGCCCCCGGCCCGAAGGCCGGGGGCGTCAACGTCTCCTGAGGCAGCGACGATCAGGTGACGTTGAGGATGCGGAACGCGTTGTCATTCACGCTGTCGGCACCGACACGCCAGTAGGCGTAGATGCCGCGCTGGCCGCTCGGGCGGTTGTTGCCCGTGGCGAACAGGTGGGGGACGTACTCCACGGTCATCCCGATGCGCTCGTAGATGACGTAGTTGGAGAAGTCGCCGACGACGAGGTTGTAGTTGTCGCCGGTGCCGTAGGTCCCATCCATCGAGGACGACTCGACGACCGGTCGGCCGAGCAGCGAGGGGATGCCGTCGGCCGTCATGTCGACGGTGAACCCGTGGTAGTTGTTCGCCGTGGCGAACTGCCGGATCTTGTTGAGGATCGACAGGTTCGCCGCCCACGTCGACTTCGACCGGGAGCGGGCGCCGAGCGCCTCGAACAGCGCGTAGACGTCCGCCACGGCGAAGGTGTCGGTGGTGATCGAGGTCGTGATGACCGTGGGGGACGACGCCACGAGGGCGGTGACGATGCCGACGGGCTGGTTGGTCCCCGAGCCGGTCGCGAAGGCGGCGGCGTCAAGCCGCTCCTTGGCGTCGACCATCAGCTCGGTGATGTCACCCTCCATGTTCGGCCAGTCCTGCCCCACCTCGATGGAGAACGGGACGAACGCCTGCGCCTTGAACGCCTCGATCGAGGGCTGCGCGAGGGTCGGGGCGTCGTCGGACACCTCGGCCGCTTCGCCGTCCCATGAGGCGGTGACGCCTGCGGTCGACACGCCGTTCCACTTGTTCGAGGTGCCCCGCACGACCTTGGCAACCCCGCGGATGCCGGCCTGGACGCCGGTGTTCGTGAGGATGATGGTCGGGTCGAGGTTGAACGGGATCTTGTACCCGCCCTCGGTGGTGGTGGTGGAGGCGGCTCGCTGCTCCTCGGGGGTCTGCGCCCGCTCCTGCCCGCTGATGTACTTGGCGTACGCCGAGCGGTAGAGGTCGGAGCCGGTCTCGAGGATCAGCCACGACACGTCGCCGCGGGCGTTGTCGCACCGCTCGACGGTGCGGGTGGCGGCCTCACGAACGGCGTCGCTCGTGTGCTTCTGCGACTCGATGGCCGCGAGCGCCTGGCCGCGGACCTCGGCAGCCGACGAACGCGGGCCGAGGCGGGAGACGTCGAACGGGTCCTCGCTCTTGCGGGTGTTGACGTTCGGGGCGTGGAAGCCGGCGACGGTCTGACCGGCGGCGGCGGCGCGGCCGATGGCCTCCTGCCGCTCGATGAGGGTGTTGCCCTCGGCGACCCAGCGGTTGAGCTGGTCCCACTCGGCCTGTTCGCCGTCGTCGAACGCGGAACGCGACTCGGTAGCGGCGGTGTCGGCGATGGCCGACATGCGCTCAGCGCACGCGGCGATGAACGCGCGGAGCTCTTCGATGGTGGGCATTGCGTGCCTTCCTTAGAGGTTGACCAGACGCGCACGCGCCTGGTGGATGGTGGTGTTGCCGCTGCGCTGTCCACCGGCCGCACTCGGCTCCTCGGTGGACGTGCCCTCGTCACCGTTCGCGGCGCCATCCGTGACGCCGGTGCGGGTGCTGAGGTTGCGGAGAAGGGGATGACGCTCGACCGCGCGAACCAGCGCGTCGTTCGTGGCGTCGAGATCGTCGAGACGCAGGATCTGCTCGAGGTAGTGGTCGGTCATCGACCGGAGACCGGCGGTGGTCCCGTCGGGGTAGGCGGGGAAGGTGACGGGGCCGAACTCCGAGAGACGGACCTTCGTGATCGTCCGCTCCGGCAGGCCGTGCGGGTTCGAGTCCGACGCCTTCGGCTCGTCGTCCCACGCGTCGCCGGTCACGACGAAGCGGAACGAGGCGCCCAGCAGGCCGGCCTCGACAGCGGGGACGATGAAGTTCCGGTTGTAGTCGGTGTCAATCAGCGGCACCTCGTAGTACCCGCCGACCTTGTCCTCTCGGAGATCGGCGATCGGCCCGAGCGGCTTGTTGCCGAGCTGCGGGTCGTGGCCGTGGTCGAACAGCACCTTCAGGTTCTCGCGGTCCTCGCGGAACGTGTCGGAGAACGCACCGGGAGCGACGCGCTCCATGAAGCGGCCCTCGTACCAGGAGTCGATCTCGGTCCAGCGGTTGAACACCGCGAAGTGACCGAACAGCGTGGGAAGGTCGTCGCCTTCGGCACGCATCTCCACGCCCGAGCGGGCGCGGACCAGTAGCTCCGTTGGAGCGTCCATCTGTTGCCTCCTCAGGCGGTGGGGGTCGAGCTGTTCGGCGTCTGGAGCTGCACCGAGAACAGGCCGGAGTGAACGAGCAGCGAGCGGTCGTTCGCCTCGAGCGCGGAGACGACCGAGTCGGGGATGAACCCGGCCTCGATCAGCGTCCGCATCGTGTTGGCGTGCGTCTGCTGCGTCGCTGCCGCTTCCTGTGCGTCTTCACGCAGGAAGGGGATGTCAGGGTCGTACCAAAGCTCTGCGTCGTCGGGGACCTTGACGAGCTTCTGAAGGGCGGCACAGACGTCGGCGAGCGACGGGTGCAGCCACGAATCAGCGAGAACGCGGCGGGCCTGGCCGAAATTGCCGGCGTTGAGCGCGGAGCCTTGGAGGCCCTCACGGATACCGAGGATGGAGGCGGGGACGCGAGACGCCACCGAGATGCGGTTCTCTCCGGCGCCCTGAACGTTCGAGAAGTCGAGTTGCTTCAGGTCGGTGCCGACGACCGTGACGTCGGCACCGCCGCCAAGGAACAGGTTCTTGTAGGCGTTCTGCGTGCCGGCTGACTGCTCGTTGATGAGCGACGCGAAGCGGGACACGGCGTCGGGCTGGAGATCCTTGTCCAGCGTGAAGACCATGTTCGGCGTGCCGGCGTTCTCGAAGAACTTGATCTTGTGCTCTGTCGCCGACGAGTCGGCCTGCATCTCCCGCAGGACAGGCGAGAGCCACGACAGGCCGCGGTAGGTGGCGAGCGGGTCAGGGATCGGCGACCAGTGGACCGTGTCCTCTGGCATCAGGGTGCGCGGCTTCGACTTCGAGCCGGGACCGCCGGGCGTGTAGATGTACCCGATGACCTCACCGTCGAGCGCGTACACGGCCTCTTCGGGGTCCTGGTTGGACGCTACGACGATCGTCACCCAATCGGGGCGAACCACCCGGAGCCGGTTGGCCTGGCGGTCACGCCACACGTAGGCGTTGCCTGCAAGGCCGGCGTGCCACTCCATGCGCGAGAGCAGTTCGCCGGTCGTCGCGTTGGTCCACGGCCGCTCGAGGGTCGCGAGGTCGCGGTTACCGAACAGGTTGCCGGGCTTCTTCGCCGAGCGCGTCGCGCGCCACACGAACCGGGCCTGGGAGATGAGGTTCGCCCGGACGAGCTGAGCGGCGAACGCCGGGGGGCACGCCAACGCGAGTTCGGTGAACCCGAGCAGGCTGGACGGTGGGCCTTCCTTCGTGTGGTCACCCCACGTCGTCTGGAGACCGAGCGGGTACTGATGGCCACCGAAGAGGAACGACAGGTCGAGGCCGCGTTCCTTTTCCGAGCGGCGGCGAAGGCCCTTCACTCGTCAGTCCCGAACAGGTGCAGGAGCAGCCACACAGCCACCAGGGACACCCCAGCGACCACGAGAGCGGCCCCCAGCCCGAGGGTGAGGTAGACCCCTGCGACGAGCAGAGCGATCCCCGCGAGGAGGACACCGTCGATCGGCTCCATTCGGACCCTCCTCACACGTAGATCGCGAACGGTTCCGGCGCCGGCTTCTGCGCTCGGTGAGCGCGTGCCTCGGCGAGAGCGCACATGGCGCAGATGCCGAGGTCGATGTGGCGTGTCGAGGAGCCGGTTTCTTTGACTGGCCGGGCGCCGTGCTGGTCGATCTTCAGCCGCATGTTCTCGATGTGCCGGGCGAGACGGGGGTCCCCGTCGTGGCTGACCGACTGGTCGAGCACGCTGTCGAAGAAGTCCTTCCACGCCGGGATGAGCCGGGCGTTCGACTGCGGGAACTCCACAATGGGTAGGCCTTCGGCCTCGAGCACCTGCATCGTCCGTTGCCAGCGGTACGGGTCGAAGGCGACCGCTACGACGTTGCGTTCGCGGGCGTATCGCTTCAGGTTCGCCTCGACCTCTTCGATCGGGACTCGCCATCCGTCGCCGTCTGCGGGGCGCTCCCACAGGTCGAGGACGGTGAAGTGTGGGCGGTCACTGAGGGTGACGGAGACGATGCCGGTGGAGTCGCCCGACCACGATCCGTCGCAGAACAGCACCTCGTCGGCGTCGGGGTTGTCGTTCGGCGCTTGGCAGGCGTCCCATGCGCCGTGCGGGAAGGCGCTCGAGGACGAGACCACCCACACGTTCGTCCGCTTCGTGCGGAACTCGGCCTCAGGGGTGCGTTTGACGGCGGACTCGAAGTCCTCGGGGTTGACGATGTCGCCGAAGCCGGGGTTCGACTCTCGCCACACGACGGGGTCAGCGTGGTTGCACTCGGTGCCGAGCCGTGGTTCCCACCACGCGAAGTAGAACGACGGGTCGTCCTCTTCGCGAGCGGCCACCTTGCGGCCGTGCTGGTAGAGCCGATAGCAGAGTGTGTCCCGGCCGAGGGAGTCGGTGCGCGAGCCTGCGGTGGTGATCCCGAGAAGCAGCGGGTCGACGGCGGCGCCCTGCGCGAGCGCCATGACGTTCCACAGGTCGTCGTTCGGCTGGACGTGCACCTCGTCGAAGAGGACAAGGTTGGGGTTCAGGCCCTCTTTCGTGTAGGCCTCAGCGGAGAGAACCCGGTAGATCGCACCCGTTGAGGGCACCTCGACGGCGTCGCGGTACAGCTTGGCGAGACCGGATAGCTCGGCGTCCATCTCGATCATGCGCTTCGCGGCGCCGAACACGATGCGGGCCTGGTCCCTGTCGCCGGCACACGAGTAGACCTCGCCACCGTCAGGCCCGCAGAAGAGGCCCCACAGCGCGATGCCGGAGGCAAGGGCGCTCTTGCCGTTCTTGCGGGGCATCCCGATGAGCGCCTGACGGTGCTTCAGTCGGCCGTCAGCGCGTCGCTCGAGGAGTCCGTTGATGAGCGACCGCTGCCAGGGGCGGAGCGTGATGGGGGTGCCGGACCTTCCGGCGATCGAGTCCTTGGTGATCCGACAGAAGGCCTCGATGAACTCCGAGCACTGCTCGCCGTCGGTCTTGGCGCGAGGCCTGACCGGTGAGAGCAGCGCCGGGGGCCAGGCCTTAGGCGCGGCCACGGATCTGCGACAACTTGCTCTGTGCGGTCACCTCGGCGACGCCGAGTCGCGAGCGATCGGAGGGCGTGAAGCCGAGCAGCGAGAGGCAGGACAGCAGCTCTCGCTCGAGCGTGTTGAGCGCACCGACGATGGGGTGCTGGTAGGCGTAGGCCTTGTCTGTGAACAGCACGGGTCCGTCGTCCTCGAGGATCCTCAGCCACTCGACTCGACGGTCTGCGAGCTCGCAGGTGAGCGCCAGAAGCGTCAGGTCCGTGTGCGCGACCCAGGCCTTGCCCATGTCCATCGCACGGGTCCACAACTCGAGGCCTGCGGGGCCGAGGTTGGCGGGGGCTGCCGTGCCGAGAGCGGGCGGGAGCGACACGACGGCGGCGAGGGCGGGCAGCTTCTCCTTGCCCGTGTTGCCTCGGCGGCGCTTGCGTTCGGTTGGCTGCGGCTTCGTGGGCATCAGCCGACCAACCGGAGCTGGGTGGTTTCGCCGGGGCCGCGCCGGCGCTTGGCGGTGCAGACGAGGTGAGCGAGTCGGCTGTTTGCCATCGTGGTCAGCCCCCCGTCGTGGACGGGGACG